AGATGGTGTAGCATATTATAATTGTAATTTTTTTAATGGAGATTTTGGAATATTAAAAGGATATGTTAGTGGGGCAACAGGAAGTATACCATATATTTATTGTTCAGGATTGTATGCTGAATGTGATTCTATTACTGGATATTATGAAATTAATGTGCCAAGTGGGAAACATTTAATACAATGTAAAGTTCCAACTGGTGGATATGTTAGTCAAAGTGTTGAATTTGATGTTATTTCAAATAAAATAAATAATTTGAATTTATCTTTAAGTTCAGGAACAAATTCAATAACTATAAGCACATTTGAAGGTGAATCTATATGTCAAGGTGCAATTATAAATTTTTATTCTGAGGTTGTTGGATATGATGATTATTCAACTTATCAATGGAAAATTAATGGTGTACCCATTGGATCGAATAATAAAGTTTTTTCATATAATAATTTCAACGATAATGATGAGGTTTCATGTGAGGTTAGTGATGATTTTGATTTATTGATTAATGAAATATTAGGATTATCCGCAACAACTAGTAACATTTTAACCATACAAATTTTAACTCCTGTGTTATTAATTGGTGTTTTACCAAGTAATAATATAACATATGGTGATTCTGTCACTTTTACTGCATATAATATATGTATATCAACTTTAACATATCAATGGAGAGTTAATGAAGCGATACAATATGGTGTTACTGGTACAACATTTACTACATCCACATTGCAAGATGGTGATATTGTATATTGCAAGATTGGGACATATTCAAGCAATCAGATTATTATGTCGGTTTATAGTTAAAAATGATTTTTTTAAAACTATTCTTCTTTTAACAATATTATTCTGCTATAATATTGTTTTTTTTTCATCAAAGATATTTATCATTTAGTCATTGAATATAGTCATTTCATCAAAAAAATTTTTATAATATACAGATTTATAAACTTTCGTGTATCTTTGTGTTATATATAACATTAAATGAAAAAATATAAACAATGAAAAAAATTATTCAAATATTAATATTATTGTTGTCGATAAATATATCCTCGGCACAATTACCAATCAAATTTAAAGTAGATAAACAATCTATGTCAACACCAATGACACCTATATATGATATATTTTTTGGTGCATCATATCACACTAGACCAGTAAATATTTCATTTGATGGTGAAATATTAAATATGTTTTATGATAATGGTTCAACATTTAAAAAATTAAATTTAATATTAATTGATAAAAATGATTTTAGAGATGATGGTGTAGTAGAATATGAAAGAATTATATATGTTGATAAAAACAATATGTCTGATACTATAATACATGAAATTGGTTATTTAGTTGGATATACAAAAATTATTTTACCAACTAAAAGTAAATCTGGGGAATATGTTGGATATACATCATATACAGAATATAATGAAAAATATAAAAAAGATATGGTTGAATATTTAACAGCTAATTAAAATATTTTTATTTCTTCGTCTTTATAGCATATATGGACATGATACACATAAAATGATGTGAATAAATCACATTTGGGTGCATCATTATTCGGTGGAATAAAATGTATACATTTACCACAAGTTATTATTTCAGAATTTATATTATTTTCCATAAAAAATCCATTTAAAAGTATATATTAACTTTTAAATGGATTTTTTAACTTGTTTCATTTTTTACCATTGAAATATATCATAATGTATACTAATACCAACACTCCAACCAAATCTAACATTACCATCAGATCCAGTATTTACCCCATAGCCAGCATAAGGACCTATTCCCCATTTTTTAGGTTTTTTTGGTGCTGGGATAGGTTGTTTTTTGATAATATATCCTCCAGTTAAATCATCAAATATTATTTTTGGTGATTTAGATATGGCAAAAACTTTATATGTATCATCTTCTTCTTTAAATCCATAAGTGACATTTATTCTAGATGTATTTATATCAAAAAAAGTCGAATCAGGTTTTAACTCCCATTTGTTTGTGGTATTGTTAGGAATCATATAAAATTTACTTGTGCCAGCTATATGTTGTTCAAATCCATCATCTTTATATTGACTATCAAATTTTAACCCATATAGATTAGAATCCAAAACTTCTAAATTATTATCTACTGTTACTGTTCCAAGATCAATTATTGCATCAGTTTTTATTGCAGCAATAACATCACCTTTAACTTTTTTTAATTCTTCGGTTAATGATTTATTATATTTTTCTAAATCTGCTAATTTTTGAACAACATAATTATCTTTTTCGAATTCATATGCGTTTAATTTTTTATTAAAAGTTGAAATTATACTATCTTTTAATGTTGATATATTTTGTGCATCTTGTTCCATTTGGTATTTTCTCATTTTACGTTCTTGTTTAAGTGTAGAACGAGTCTGAAATAATAATAAAGATAATACTATTATAACAATGAACATTATAAATGGGTAATATTTATTCATAATTTTTTAATTTTTTTATTGAATGTTGTTATTTTATAAAATTTTTTGGTTTTATTGTTTTTTCTGAAAATTGAACTCCATTTTTAAAGCCATAATGAAATGTACCTCCACCAAATGTGCCCCAAAAATGACCACCATAATAGTGACCATCATGCCATAATGCTCGGTTTAATGGATCTTCTATTTTACCCTCTAAACCACACTCTGTTATAGAATTATCATAACAATCTAAACTTAAATTACCAACCATTGTGCAATCTTCTATTGCAAAATTTGTACAACTTACTATATTCTCGCTTATTTTAACATACACTTTATCTCCTATTTGTGGGTTAACTCTAATATATGTTGTATTATCACTTACTAAGTTTCCATTTAAATACCATTGATATAGTGGATATGATATAGTTATTCCTGAAATCACATAATATTCTACATCCCCGTTTTGTAATATATTTTAATTTATTATTATCATAATCTATATGTCGTTTTTAATTTTTTTTTTCACATTAAATGATAGACGTTGTTGTTGTTGTTGAATATATTATAGTGTTAGAATAATTTATATCATAGCAATCAGTTGAAAATAATGAATCGTTCCAATATCCATCAAACCATTCTGAACAATACATTTCACCATCGGTAAATATTCCATATTCCCACCAAACTTGAACCGCTATACATGTTGTAAAATTTGCATTATAAATAGTAGAAAACTTTATTAAACTGGCATTAAAAAAACCATTATAAATATATATTGAATTTGCGGTGATATTTATATAATTCCCATTATATATATCACAATTATTAAATGTTGAATTGTTATAATTTCCACTATAAAATTTTCCACCATATACGAGTAGTTCAGTTCCATTTATTGTAAAATAATTACCATCATATATTGTTGTGTTTTTTAAATCTCCCCCTCTTATTTCAACATCACCAGTAATAATACAATTATTAAAAATGCAATTATTAAATGATCCACCACTCAATGTGGATTCTATAATAATACAATCGTTATATGTTCCTCCTAAAAAATGACAAGAATACAATGTATCAGAATTAAATACTCCATGTTCTAGGATACAACTATAAAAATTAACATTTCGTGCCAAACCATATTTCCATGTCGCACCACTAAATGTTCCATCGTTTGCTATACCATCATACCAAATCCCAGGTGCAACAAAATTACCGTTATTAAATGTACCATTAAACCAACTTCCTGAAAAAACTCCATCGTTCCACGTACCTCCACTCCAAGTTGTTGTAAAATCGGATCTTCCGATGTTACTCCATTGACCATTATTCCAAATATTATTATTTTTTATAACACAATTTTCAAATTTACCACCATTAATAATATATCCAGAAAAAGTACATCCACTAAAGTATCCGTCTGTAATATAATTTGTTATATCATTTAATGCTATTAAATTAGAATTTATAAAGTATCCATTTATAACATCACAATTAATACAAGTACAATTATTTACTCGATTATAAAATGATTTATTATTTGATAAAATTGTTGATGTTTGAGATATTTTATCATTATTAATATTTAAAAATTTAGAAGTATAATTATCTTTTGTTAAGATGGTTTTTATACCTGAATATTTATTATTAAATGTTATTCCATAAACGTTACAATCTTTAAATGTTCCTTGAGTTAATTTCATTTACAATATTATTTTGTTTTACTATATATAAAATTTTAATAAGTAAAAGAAATAAAATTATATTTAATATATATATATATAATATGGAAGTAAAAGAGAGAAAAAATGAAATGCGCAATGCACTTATAAATTCCTTTGTTGAAGATTATAAATCATATAAAAATACAGTAAAAGCTATTAATAAAGATTTAAAAAAATCTAAAATAGATTATAAGTATACATATGATGAATTTTGTGTTGATTTTCTAAATCAAACATTGGAAACTATTGAGATTGTAGACATTTTTGATAGTACAGAATTTAGTCAATTTTATGTAAACTTTTGGCAATTTAATCTATATAATTTACAGTGTATGATTGATAAGAAATTAACATCGATGGGGTATAAATTTGAAGATTTTTATAACGATTCGATTATTAAAAAAAACGAAATAAATAATAGACTTAAATAATAGATTTAAATAATGTTTGAACCAAAAGTAAAAGAATTCACACCGTTTTTAAAAGGAATTTTATTTAAAAATGTTATAGGTATAACATTATGCCCATTTGGGATTTTTGTTAAAGATATTAATAAAGTTTCGCATAAAACAATAAATCATGAAAACATCCATTGGCAACAACAGCTAGAAATGTTGATTGTGTTTTTTTATATATTATATTTTGTTGAATGGGTTATAAAAATGTGTTTTATGAAAGATGCATATATGAATTTATCTTTTGAACGTGAAGCTTACAATAATGATATAAATTTTGATTATTTAGCTACTAGGAAACCATACGCTTGGATAAAATATATTTTTCATTAATAAATATTTATATATACTTTAATAATTAAAGGTTAAAAAGGAATTAAAAAAGAAATTAAAAATATTATGTTTAAAAAATAAACTTTTTGTTTTTATCATAATATAATTAATATAAAATGTTTCAAAATTGATACATTTTAAAGGCTAAAAGGCTTACATAAAAAAAATTTTAAAGGCAATGAAAGAATTAGAAATTGATTTGTTCGACAGTATTGACGCACAAAGTGACACACTAGATTTTCTAGAAAAAAAAGGTAGTGCTTTAGATGGCATTTATAGACCAAAAGCAGATAAAAAAGAAGGCTATACTGCAATCATTAGATTTTTACCTAATCTATCAAAAGATGGCAAAGTATTACAATCCGCTATCGAAAAACATCAACATTATGTTGATCTTAAAAATTACCCTGATCTTGTTGGTTATTATGATTGTGAAAGAAATTCCAAAGATAAGTGTGAGATTTGCACTGAATATTGGAAACTTAATAAATCTACAAATGCTGCGGATGTAGAGAAATCAAATTTGATCAAACGAAGTACTAAGTATTATTCTTATGTTTTAATAATTGAAGATAAACAAAACAAAGAATTGGAAGGTAAGATTATGATTTATCCATATGGTGTAAAAATTAAAGATAAGATCAAAAATGAAAAAGATGGTAATAACACTAGCGGAGAGCCATGTAATGTTTTTGATCTTGCTAATGGAAAGAACTTTAAACTAGTAATTAAAGAAGTTGCAGGTTTTCCTAATTATGATAACTCATTATTCATGGATATTAGTCCAATTCAAATTAATGGCAAAAAGGCTCCTGTTGAAGTTGATGAAAAAACTGGTAAGAATAAGATCACAAATCCTAAAGCAAAAGAAAGTATTATGAAATTTTTATTAGACCGAACAGTCGAATTAGAAGATCATAAACCAAGCGAATGGTCATCTGAACAAAAAGTAAAAGTTACTCAAATTTTAGAAATACTTGAAGGTAATGATGTGAACACTGCTGCAAGAACAGCTTCAAAATCATCTTTTGATAATATTTCAACTAAAGAATCTGTTGAAACATTTGGTGAGGATGATGATGATGCTGGTGATTTCTTTGAAATAGAAGAATAATCTAACTATCGATTTATAAAAAAAGTCACATTTTAGTGACTTTTTTTTGTTTTATATTTTTGTTTTATATTTTTGTTTTATATTTTTGTTTAAAAATTATAATTATGAAATATTCTGGGTTAATTTATGGTTATTTAATTGGTATGTTTGGCCAAGCTATTATTTTTGATAAATGGACAAATAAAATTTTTTGGGTTGGACAAATTATTGGGTTGTTTTTGATGATTATCGTTTGGTTATTTTTAAATATAGATTTATTTAAAAATATCAAAATTAATAAATCTAAAAATATAAACAAAAATGAAAAAAACTACACTAAACATTATAATTATCCAAAAAAATGATTATATTTGTAAAAAATTAATTTATGAAAAAATACACATTTGATGATATTCGATCTAAAGGATTGTTGATATACGAATATATCAGAGGTAGTACATTATATGGAACAAACATAGAAAGTTCTGATATTGACACAAGTGGGATATTTTTAGCTCCTGTTGAGCAGATTTTAGGTTTGGGTTTGGATTACCAAGAAATAATTGCAGATGATCGTAATGATAATACTTGGTATGAAATGACTAAATATATGAGGATGCTTTTAAAAAGTAACCCTACTGTTTTAGAATCATTATTTATTCCTGAAGATAAGATTATTGGTAATGTTGATCCAATAATGCAATTATTATTAGATAATCGTGATCAATTTGTTAGTAAAGAGTGTTTTTCACCATTTGGTGGTTATGCAATTGAGCAGATTAAAAAAATGAGAGGTTTAAATAAAAAGATTGTAAACCCCGTAACCGAAAGATCACAACCATTAGATTTTACGTATACTTTTTATAAACAAGGATCAACCAAAATTAATAATTGGTTAGAATATCGTGGCTTAAAACAAGAGTATTGTGGACTAGTACATATACCTAATATGCATGAAGTTTATGGTGTATATTATGATTGGGGTGCACATATGAAAGAATTTAATTTGGATAATAGTGGTATAACAGATGAAATTAAACTTTTTGTTCAATCTTATAATGAACTTGTGTCATCACATGTTAATTGGGATGTTCCACCAATTGGTTATCGTGGTATGATTACCAAAAATAGTAACGAATTAAGGTTATCTTCGGTATCTAAGGGCGAGACCCCTATTTGTTATATTACATATAATCAAAGTGGTTATGTAAAACACTGTAAAGATTATAAGGAATATCAAGATTGGGTTAAGTTTAGAAATCCAGCACGATATGAAAGTAATCTTAATAAAAATTATGATTCTAAAAATGCTCTTCATTGTTTTAGAATGATGGCGATGGCAACTGAAATTGCAAATGGTGAAGGTGTGTTAGTTGATCGTACAAACATCGATAGACAATTTCTACTTGATGTAAGAAATCATAAATTTGAATACGATTATATTGTAGATCTAATGAATATTAAGAAATCAGAAATGAATTTGGCTATAGAAAATTCAACTATAAAAGAACAAATAGATGTTAATTTTGTAAATGAATTACTAATTCAAATTCGAAAAATGAAATTATAAAAGCCTCAATTGAGGCTTTTTTATTTGTTTTTAATGAACCACTTATATCCAGCATAAGCAACAGACACAAATAACCAAAGACCCAGTAAAACTGAAGCTACATCTAATTTTCCATAAACTATTGAATATGCTGAGAATATTATCAAATAATTC